CATATTGCACCCCCTTCACATAAAAAGCAACCCTAAATTTGAAAAAAATAATATGGGGGTATGGGACTCCTAGGTCTTTATATAAAACAGGGGGGGTCTATTTGGTAAACATAGCTAGCAAAATGCAATAACATAGGGGGGGTACATGAAAATTAGTGATATCCTGTGCAAATCACTATGTATTATAGTCAGTCAAGTAACGTAATTATATACAGGGGCGTGGGGGGGTGTAATGGATGGGTCAAAATGTCAAGTAAAAGGTGGGGTAGGAAAATTCGCTTGCATTACGCTAGCATGTCTATAAGCTACTAAACCCCTTCGCTATCTAATAGGTTCTGAATCTTAGCTTCTATGTCCGCTTCTATGTCTGTGCTTTGTCTAGCTTCCTTAGTTTCTATGACATCACTAAACAATGCCACGCTACGCCCAAGCAACTCAAGGCTACGAATCCTAGCTGAATCTGATTCACTCTCGGTAGATTCTTTATACAGCCTCTCTAGAACGTAGCTCCTCGTACGGATGCTTGAGGCTACTGAATGGCTTTCCTTACGCTCTAATGCCTTCCTAATGCTTAGGACTATCTTAGGGTTAGTGCTAAGTAGTCTACTAGCTTCTACTTCTACCCACTTAGGAATAGTTCCATTCTTATTAGGCGTTACGTCATAGCTATTGAAGTAGGCTTCTTTATATGTCGGGTAAGTTCCCTTAACAATTGCATCCACAAACTTACGCTGTTTAATTGTTAGGTCGTTATCCTTCCCAACTATTTTAAGACTGGTCTTTTCTTTTTCTTTCATCCAATCATTATGAGATAAATAGTCTGGTTATGTAATGCTCACAATATGCTAGCTATTATGATGTGTTTTGATATAGTTAGTTATTGCATTAAACCAATAGGAGGTTTTATAGATTAGTTCAAGATAGTGTACTGGGTCGTGACAGGGCTTAACCAGTAATGAGGGTCACAAGAATTACCCACGGAGATAGCAGTAAAGCTCCAGAACAAAATGCGTACCAACTGATGTAACGAAAGAACTGTAATAGGTTTGAAACAAAGTTACTGATGCGGAGACGTTAAATTCCAGTTGCGACACCTCCAATGTCTTATAAGTGTGACGGCTTATAACTGATGATGATAGTCAAATAATCGAAACAGACTGGAGGGTCTAAATTATGTTTAAAGTAAAATTTAAAAAAAGTGAAACAGTTGAAAGAAACTGGATAGACAGATATGGAAAACCTATGCTTGATACTTTCAAGGTGGATATATACAGATTAAGTTCTGAGATGGATGAAAGTTTATCTAATTTATCTTGGAGCACTATCGAAGAAGGCGAAGGTTTTTATAGTCTTGAAAAAGAATTGTATGGTGGCTATAGGGTCTACCATATAGTTTTTAGAAGTAAGTTTTCTTCTCTCGTAGTTCTAGCAGATAGACACAATAGTGCAATCTGGTTTAGAACAATTAAAGAAGCAGAACATTATTTGAATAGTTATCTTGAAGATAAGTTTTTAAATAAAATTCCTTTGGTTAAATGGTATTGGGTTAATCCTGAAAAACATTCGACAAGGTTGCTATCTTGGAAACCTACATACGAAGTTTTAAAAGAAACTGTAAGACAATCAGTTTTGGATAATAAAACTAAAAGTAAATAAAAATAAAAGGGCGGTCTAATAAACTGCCCTTTTCTGTTTAGGGAATTAACCCTACTGATGAGCATCCGCAAGGATATGCGAAACAGATTATTTAACAGACTGGAGGGTCTAAATAATATGAATAGATGTAAAAAAATAAGAAGCACTTTAAAGGGTCAAGGAATTAATCCTAATGAGACTACTTATATTGGAGTTACTAATTTTAATAATTCTGTAACAATAAAACTCAATCCTAAATGCGGTAGAGCTATTTATCAGAATCTTAAAGGGAGGTTTATAGATGTTTAACATTTATGAATTGAAAGTTAATTTCAATGACACAAGTAAAAAAGATTTAGCTATATCTTGGGAGAGATTGTGTCTAGTAGCTGATATTAATATTCCTAATCCCAACACATACCAATTACTAGACGCTAAGAAAACTTTGGCTAAGACTTTTGAAGTAGACATAGATGATGTAGTTGTATATGCGAATGAGATGCCGATACTTTAATCTTAGAGAATAAATAAAACTAAAGGGTAGTTTAATAAACTGCCCTTTTCTATATCTGGAATTAACCAGACTGAAGAGCATCCTGTTATGGGATATGCGAAATAGAAAATAGACTGGAGGGTCTATATTATGAAAAATAAAATAATATTAATAACTGCTTCTATGGGAGTTATTGCTTTTGGGTTTCTTTGCTATATGCAAGGGATGTATATTTTAACGGAACTGAATGACATTGTTTGTTATGAGAATGACATAGGATTTACTTCTCTGTGGATTCCCGATCTAGCAATACTGGTTATTACTTCTATAGTTTCAACGCTTTGTTTTTCTGTTGTTGTTATTGAGGTTCAAAAATGAGAAATATATCTAGGGTAATTTGTAATGCTTTTATGAACGGAAGAGATAAATATATCTCTAACAGTTCTAGTCATGATGATGCCCTGTGGCTTCATGGTCATAAGATAGCATTCTGGGATGAGGACAATAACGGAAAGATACTTTCTTTTTCTATGTGCGGTTGGGGTACTCCAACGACCAGAGAAAGATTGAACTGCCTTTTTCAAGTTCTTGGTTATGATATGTCGGTGCGTCAGAAAAACTGGTCGCAGATATTTCGTTTCAAAGGTCAAGACATAGATATAGAAGATAATGCACAAGTAAACTTTCACGTTGACTTGGATGCGGTTACTTTTGGAAAGTCTGATTCAGTTGAAAGAAGAATATCCAGCTTTCGCCCATTAGCTAAAATTTTCAAAAATGGTTAAATAAATAAGAGTAGGAGTAACAGAAAAAATAAACTGGATGTTTAAATCCACGCACCTTTTTTAAGGTAACTCTAAATTACCCACTACTTATTTATACCAACGACAGATAGCCCTTTTCTAACTAGAGCCAGAATTTACATGGCGGTTAGAGAGGGGTTATTTTTTTGTTTCTTTTTTTTTGTCTTTTTTTTTATTCCTTTATTTTTTTTTTAAATGTTTGAGATAGTCCTTGAATAAGATAGTCCACGAATTAACGTGCTGATGAGAATCCTAATGTTGGGGTTCAAGAAACTAACTTGGAGGTTAGAAATATGGATAAATTTAGTCCTATAGATGAATTAGATAAACAATACTTTAATGTATTGGATAATCTAAGAGCGAGCGGAGAAATAAATATGTTTGGTGCCCCACAATGGTTGGAACGAAATCATGGTTTACCCTCGGTTGTAGCTAAAGCTATTTTCACAAAGTGGTCTGATACTTTTTCAGAGCGTGTAATGAGTGGGGAGGTTCAACTATGAAAAAACAAATAAAAGATAGTGAGATTAGTATTCTTGTTAATGCGGTGTCTTTGGTTGCAAAATTAAAAAATATGGTTACTAGGGTTGAGGAAGATAATAAAGAAATCCAAAACCTGTTGCATATAAATAAACAAAGTATGTTGCATTTAGAAATGGAAATTTTGAAACTTTCCATTGACTTAAAAAACCATTTTGGAATTGAGGAAGATAAACCAACTGATGATTAGCTGAAATGCTATGAAAATAAAAGAGACTGGATGAATATTTACCAGTCTTTTTTATTATTGGTGCTAGCAATTCTGTTAGCAAAATTTAACTTATTTTATGGAGGTAAAATGAAATATAAACCAAGTGAAGCTCTTGCTATGATGCAGAGCGAAATACAGGCGGGCAATACCCCACTATTAATTGGTGGTACTGGTATTGGAAAGTCTGCAATAGTCGAGGAGGTAAGAGACATCTTAGCGAATGGGCGAAAGATAGCCGTTGATAAAGTTAATCCTACTGCAAAGGAATTTGGGTGGATAGACTTTAGAAGTAGCTTATATGAAAGTTATGATCTATCTGGTATTCCTTACGTTGAGGAAGGCAGACAAAAGAGAGCCTTCTTAGGCAATCTTCCTGTTAGCGGAGAGGGTATGATTTTCTTGGATGAATTTGGACAAGCTCATCATTCAATGCAAACTGTTCTCTCTCAACTTATGTATGAGAAAAGAATAGGAGAATACGAATTGCCTACTCTAGAGAATGGAAAAGGTAATTGGGTTATTGCTTGTGCTTCTAATAAGGCAAGCGATAGAGCTGGTTCAAATAAATTGCCTTCTCATTGTTATTCAAGAACAGGTGTAATTGAATTTGTGCATGATTCTAATGACTGGTTTGCGTGGGCGGTTAAGAATGATATTAATCCAGAGGTTTTAGGTTTCCTAACTTATCAGCCTAACTGGTTAAATGTTTTTGACCCTAAAGTGATTTCTCCGCAACCATGTCCTAGACAATGGACAAATTTATCTAAGGTTCTGAATACAGCACCAGAGAGATATCTTTTGCAAAAGTTCGCAGACATTCATGTAGGAGAAACAGCTTCTATTGAGTTTGCTTCTTTTCTGGCATTGAAAGACGAAGTGCCAAACTTGATTGAGATATGCGAAGGAAAGATTAACGATCTTCCACAGCAAAAAGGTAAGACTAGTCAAAAGAAATTAAGCGGTATATTTTTTGCAACTGTTGTTGCTTTAATAACTGTTATCAAAGAATCAAAAGAATCTTTGGTTACTGATTATTTTGAAAATGCTTTAGCTTACGTTCAAAAAATCCCTACTCCAGAGTATGCGGTTTTCTTTGTGCGTTCTTTAGTCAACGCAAGACCTGAATTATTAGAGACTGCAAGTTTCATTAATTTTAAAGTCGAGCATCAAGACTTGGAAGTCTGAATTATGGAGGGTAGAAATACCCTCCTTTTTTTCTGTATTGGAATGTGTATTCCAACTGAAGATTACGAAAGTATGAAACAGAATTTTAACTAAATAAACTGGAGGGTTTATGAAAGATAAAGATAAAAATATTTTATCTGCTCGTGCATTACTGGTAAGGCTTACTGTTAAGCATCCAAGTGGTATACGAGTTGATAAATTTTTGCGTGAAGGATTGGAATCCAAAGTAGGAGCAGACGATAGAACATTGCACGTTTCTAAGCATATATATGGAGAGAATATTAATAAGATATTCAGACGTATAGTTAATGGCTTTAGAAATGAACATTACTATCCTATGACCTTGCCTTGGGATGACACTTCACAAGATAAGGAAAGTGGAAAATCAATTAGTGGTTGGAGATTATGTCCTTCTACTGTTATTGAATTACTTGATGAAAGAATGGAGGAATCCAGAGATATCTTTTTTGAAGAAAGAGATGGTTTTCTGGAAAACTACGATACTTTTATTGAGGTAGCTGAGAGGAAATTAGGAACTGCTTTTAATGAAGAAGATTATCCTAGTGTAGATACCTTGAAGTCGAAATTTCAATTTGATTTTAAAAAGAGTCTGATAAGTGAAATTACCAGTTCAAAAGATATTCGTTTGGATGTGTCTGATAAGATGAAAGCATCCATACAGAAAGAAGCGATTGATAGAGTGACAGGAAATATTAAAAATGTTTTTAAGGTTACAGTTGATGCTTTGCTTGAACAGGTAAATCACATAGTAGATAAATTGAAAAAAGGAGATACATTTCATAAGACCAGTTTTGATAAATTGAAACAGTCTATTGATATGCTTCCTTCTATCAATGCTGACATTTTAAATAATGACCCACACATAACTAAAGCTCATCAAAATCTTGTAACAGTTTTTGCTTCTATTAATTCATATGATTCTCTAAGGGATGAAACAGAATTAGGAGAGCAGAAGCGTAAGCGAGTAGCAGAAGGATTAGAAAAATCTGTAGATGATCTTAAAGGTTCTTTCTTTGATAAAGCATTTGGAGGTACTAATGAGTAACCCAAAACTTTTAAAAGCGAGAGCAAGGTTAATGAAGGGTAATATTGGAATGGCTACTATGATTCTTAACTTGGATTTGGTTGAAGATAATTCCTTTGGTACGCTCGCAACAGATGGACAGAATATATTTTATAATTCTGATTTCGTTGACAGCATTTCAGAGAAAGAGCTTCAAGGTGTATTAGTGCATGAAGCGTGCCACGTTATCTGGGAGCATCCGCTCCGC